TAGAATGCAGCACCTGCACTAGACGTGGTTTTAACACCTGTGACTGTGGTTTCACTAACATTGGTATCAACATTGAATCGATTACTCCTATACACTCGAGCCCCACTAATAGGATTAGCAGAGACAACATTGAATGTGTAATGAGTTGATCCTCTATAGGCTACAAAAGCAGGCATAATCCACTGTAAAGGTGTAAGTTGTGAGTAATTAAAACCAAAATTAGTTGATGGTGCTACAAGACCTTTTGCAGAATTAAGACCATTTACGTCATAACCAAACTGTGGTGGGATTTTAGCAAAGAGCTTCTTCCAAACAATATAATCATTTGTAGAATCGTCTGCTATGATCGAAGTACTAGATAACGTATAACGTCTGAATAATTGTCTAAACGATTTTACACTCTCACCAAAATTTACAAGATATCTATCCGAGTGAACATTGGGTTCTCCAGTTCCAGCAAGAAAAGATACTGCTTTATCACTTTCTGAGTACTCATCAGATTGCACCGCAAAAGGTGTAGCCTGTGGTAAATCACGAGGATTAGCAAATTCTATATTTTCGGCTCCTCTTACAGTGACCAGAATAGCCACGTTAGAGGTTAAAATAGGAGCTGTAAGAGCCGTTTGCACACGTACTGTGATGTAACCATTATCAAATAGTTTATTACCAGCATATGATGGTGTCAAAGATGTTGACCATGGGATGTTTGCAGCACTATATCCGGTTCCATTATTAAGGAATGAAGTAGCCTGTTGATATGGCACACGAAATTCAACTTCGCTCGATTCACCAAGATCAATAATAGATGTGAAAACAACATTGGATGATACTGAATCAACCAAAATATTTTCTCCACTATAACCAGAAGGATCGTATGATATCCGCAACCTTCCTTTATGAAAAATTGAGGACATAATCTTAAATTTAAAGATAATATCCCCCCTCCAGTTAAGGAAAGGTGATGACAACCACGCTAATGGAGTCATATACACCTTTGGTATGGGAGCACCATCACTATCATACAATGCAGGTAACACTCGTGAAGAAAATAGGATATCATCTACTGAATTGGTTGTAGACCATGTAGCAGTGCAGAGATAAGATTCTCTTTGAGCTAAATGTGAAATTACCATTTCATCTGTACTCTCAATACCTAGAATAGCTGGATCTATTGATAACTCATTCTTGGGATCAAGTGTCAATTTCTCTACAGGAAAACCTATATCAGTATTAGCCATTTTAGGAAATGGTTCCGGTCTAAATGGGTGAGTATCAGCTATCACAGGAACATTGGTAAAACCAAATAGACTTGCTATAGTAGATACAGCTGAAGCACCGACTCGCGTTGCAGTTGCAAATTTTCCTATAATAGGAATATCTTCAAACCAAGACGCCGCGTTTGCAATAGCAGTAGCTGGAGCAGAAACACACCCGTTACCATATTCATCAGCTTGTAAAGCTAGACCAACAGATGGTCCAGATAATTTAACATCTTCTGCCCATGCATAAATGGCTATAGACACACCAGAACTAGATACACCATTAGCAGATTGCAATGTTGTATAATTCAAGAATGTCAATTGTCCCATATCTGCAAACTCTTGACTGAGTTGGGCATTAATAAAATTACGATGATAGAAAAATGGCAAAGTCATCTCTCCTGCTTCATTACCTTGCGGATAAATCCAAATGTGAGGACGCTGGGAATAAGGTATTAAATACCGAGTACCAGTATCATTCTGAATCGTACTTGGGGTAAGATTGGGAAGAGGTTGATAACCCATATACATACACCCATAATAAAATGGTGATGCATTGATCAAAACTTTGATTTTCAATTTGCACTGAATGAATGAAAAGTTATTTAACTTATATTTCACACGTGTATCATTGAAGAACAATTGCCATGGTGAATATGTGTGAGATGTTCCAACTGCATCACTTTCATTCCAAGTGAAATTGGCTATACGTACGGGTCTTGATAAAAATTTAACTAGATCCATAGCTTCAGTTTGGTCTCCTGCACTGATACCATCATATGGTCGATCAATGCCGGCAGTCATACCTGCAGTAGTGTCTACAAAGCGCACATTTTCGTTAGTAGAAACATTCATACCTGCTTCCGGCATCATAGCATCCATGGTATCTGATTGAATATCACAGGTGCTAAAACAACTTCCACAAGTACAAGCATAATCTACTACTTCCACTCCTTGAGTGTGTGGTCTCTCTACCTGAGAGACATAGGATATGTGATCTAGTTCACATACGCAACTTTGCTCAGTTCCACAGCTGAGCTCCTCAATATTTTGTTGAGCGATAATTTGTTAATTACATAAAGATTATCAGTCTGAATGTAATAGTCTATACTAGACCACAGGATTAAGTGTACTCTTCGCCGTTTATGCCACTGCGCAGACACTCTACGTTTAGTAGAAATTCGTATCTTCAGACCAGATACAGGTCAATTTTTATGGGTTTATTCCCAGGGTGACATTGTG